TGCCGCAGACATCTTTCCTTTGGAAATGTTCTTGGCATGCCTAGATTTAAACGCTTCGCGCTGCCCAACCGTCTGGTTTGTCTTTACGCCTTGCTGACCAAAGCGAATAGTCTTAACCTTGTCCCCCTCTTTAGCCACAACGATATGTGACTTCTTTGGGTGATTGGGAGTGCGCTTAGGCTTGTTAAACCCAGACACTCCCGCTCTTTCAAGGCGAGGGTCTTTCTTCGGCTTACTCATAGAATATATCAGCCTCTAAAAGATTAGACATATGAAAATAAACACCCCGTGTAGCAACAAAGCCTTGGTTGGGGATGCTAAAAGTATTGGCGAAGGTATCGTTAGCCGAAGTATTCTTACTCATTAACCAGCGTCTAGGAAACGTATTCGGACTAGGTGTAGTAGAAACATACCTACAAGCAGGGTCATCTGAAATGGTATCACTATTTAACATTGTAACAGTAAAGGCGTTAGCTGTAGTCACCGTAATTTCATAATTACCCGGTTGTGCCGTGCCCCCAGTTCCAGTGGAAAAAGCAATTCCAACAACATCACCAGTAGCTAAGCCATGACTAGAATCAGTAACGGTAACTGTAGTTCCGCTTTGAGCATACGTTCCAGATTCTGGTGCTGTTTCTGAGTCAAATATGTCAAGAAACCCAGCGCTTGAAGTCCCCACAACAGAAACCTCTTTAACTCTATGCCGCCCTAAAACAACAAAACCACTTTCGTGTCTGTGCCCTTGGAAAATTTGAGATATCGTGCTGTTGCCCATATCTTAGTCCTTTTTCTTTGGTGGACGCCCACGCTTTTTAGGAGGATCCGCGGGAGCGGGTTTCGCCGCCCCCTTACCCATGTTCAACTTGCCCATGCGTCACCTATCACACGGCTGCGCTAAACGGAGTTGCCTCTGTGCCTGTGGCCGCGCCACGGGCAACAACAGAAAACTTGTTTGCTGCTACGTCTTGGATTTCAATAGTGCCACCTAAGATGCCGCCAGTTGTGCTGCCATTAAGCGTGATCGTGTCTGATGCTGCAACAGTCTCAAATATAGAAGCTGTATTGCCGCCATCGTTAGCAACAATCGCTACGCCAGCCATTGTATCGTTAGAGTTTGCAACCTGAATAATGTAGCTGTTAGAAGTAACCGTTGTCTGAACGAAGAAGCGATAAATGTTTCCAGTTCCAGACGCCGCTGGCAATGTGACAGTCGCACCTGATGCAACATTAAGATTCATAGTACGACCAGCATTAGATGCCGCAGTCAAAGTAGCGCTCGCGGTGACAGAAACCAAAGAGTCTGATCCGCTAATAAATCCAGCAGTTGAGGTCACTGGACCTGAAAAGGTTGTTGAAGCCATTATAATACCCCTTGCACAAGGTTTCGCCCTACAGTCTGTGCAACGTCAGGTGGGGTGTAATCCTGTCTGCAAGGCTAATGTTACCCCATACGCAGAATACTATACTTTTTTTAAAAAAGAAAGGGGCTACCGAAGTAGCCCCAGTTAAACAGGGAGAAAGGTACGAAGAACCTATTCCCTATATAACATAACTTACGCTCCCTGAGAACCGTAAATTCCCAATGGGTCAGAAACACCGAACGAATAACGCTCACGCGCTTTGTAGCGCACGTTACCTGTGTCGAAGTCACCGTCCATTCCGGTTTGCAGCGCTGTACGTGTAAAGTGCTTCATACCGTTAGGTACATCTGTAGTGATAAAGAACGCATCTGTATCAGTCAGATAGTGGTTTACACGATAGCCCTCTGGGATAGATCCGTTTGAACGCAATGCGTTAAGATCGTTATCCGCTGTGCCTGTACGCAATTCAGTTTGCAGCAAACGAGTAGCAACAAACATCAAAGCAGGAGGAACGATTAACTTGCGTGGGCGCGCAGCAATCAACAAGCCACGTTCATCAACGAACGCCGCAATGTCAATAACCGCTTGCTCAAGCGAGGTTTCGTTCAAGTCGGCATCTGTAGATGGGCGGTTAGCATTGTTACCGCCAGCAACAGTTGGATGCGAAGTTGAGAACAATGTTGCCCCGTCACCTGAGTTAAAGGTGTCAAAGCCAGTGTTCAGCAACGATGCTGCCTTAACCTGCTTAGTGTACGCCATAGCGCGAGCTAAAGCCTTTGTGTAACGAGCAGACAGTGAGTCATACAAGTTATCTTCCATCGCTTCTTCAGTGATAGAAAAGCCCATTGCAACCGTTTCGTGGTTGTAACGAGCAACGAAGGACTCCTGCGCGTTGTCGTATGAGATCGCTGAACCTTCTGGTTTTACTGGCGCAGCGCCAAAACCAGACAGTTTTACTTCCTCCTCAAAGCTACGCTCTGAGTTTTCAGTTTCATAGATCTCAGCATGTTCGTTTTCGTACTTTTCGTACTCAAGACCAAACAAGCCGTTAAGACCGGGTAGAAGCTCCTTCAGGAGTTGTGCGCGAGAAATAGCCATATCTCAATCTCCTATGCTGAGCCAGTTGTTGACGAGTGCTGATGGTAATTAAACTTACACACCAGAATCGGATAAGAAGTACCTTTCTCATCACCCTGATCGCCACCTAGATAGTCGATGATACGAATTGGGTTTTCAGCATCTGTACTCAATTCAGAAATATCCAGAGCAACACGGCTGATATTCAGCGTGGTGTTTGGAGCAGTCTGAACAAGCAAGGTGTTCTTACCGTAGATGTCACCAGTATTAGTTGGCGCACCGTCAGCTTGGATTGTGAATAAAACACTAGGATCATCAACGACATACGCCATTGCATCAGATGCAACTGTTCCAGCGGGCCATTTTTGACTAAATGTTAATTGATTGGTGTTAGGATCTGTATACTTAACACCCATGAAGATTCCAACCATATCGATGGCTGTTGAATCGTCTCCAGTCGCGGCCTGCTTTTCAATTGTTGTTGCAGTACCCCCATCTACTAACTGAGCAATATCGCCAGTGCAGATGTTGGTGTTGTAACCAGACGCGATTGGGTATTGACGGAACACTTCTTGTGAACCGTTATCTAGTCTGCCAATTGGACGCAGACCAAAGGGAGCAGCAGTTGAAGACATTTGCCTTCTCCTTTTATCTACAATTTATATAACGGCACCTAGAAAACTACGTTCTATTTGCCAAACGAAGTGCGTGTTGACCTTTCCGCGGGTAGAACGGGCATACGTGGGTCATTTTCACGAAGGAAGTTGCGATCAACAGCATCAATTGCGTTCTGCGCTTGATCAAGTTGAGCGTCAATACGGTCTTCCGACACTTCCACAGGGATACTACAAAGCATCAAACCTCCAACTTCAATGTTGTCTTTGAACTTTGAATCAATGTCCGTAACAACATGAAGATCTTTTTGATCCTCCATTTTAACGGGAGTATACCCTTCACGAAAGCGTGAAGATACGTTTGGATTATCGGATTGTCCCAATAAAGAAGTGCGAATCCAACGGTATTTTACACCGTCTTTTGGTTCGGGGGTAGGAAGCATAGACGGCTTTACCCAAGATTTTTTGCGTTCACTACGGTCACGAGTTTCCGCAGAACGAGATCGTCTAGAATTTGCCATTTTTACTACCTATTAAGTTTCATAACTTGCGCCGCGTATTGTTCGTTAGTTAATCCCAGCCGTTTGGCGATAGCGGCTGCGGACGCTGTTAGCTTTACCTTGCGTGGGTTTTTTGAGCTTCTGCTCGCGGGAGCTACCACGTTACCCGTTTGACGTGTAGGTGAGGCGCTAACACTTACCTCTTCCTCGCCAAATTCCTCTGGGAAGCGACTTTGCATCGCTTCGTCAATACTATCATAGTACAATTTTGACCCTGCGGCAACTCCCGCTTCTAACAGCCTGTCATGTACTCCATAAGCAAACCCAGTCATTTCTTTATTCGGGCCAAACCAAGGGTTTTGATCCACCCATCCAAGATCAGCCTCTGTAGGCTGTGACTGTTGTTGAGCTTGCTGTTGCTGTTGCTGTTTCTGCAACTGCTGTGGGGGAGCAACTTGCTGTCTAGGCGTAGGCTTGTACGACTCGACCCGGTATTTTTCACTTTGTAGATTAGATAAATTTTCTTGTGCTTCCACAAGTTTATCTGGATCCCCAGACTCATAAGCCTGTTTATAAGCTATTTTAGCCTTATCAATTTCAGCTTGTAGCCGCCCCTTCGCTTGCTCAACAAGTACGCCCTCACCCTGCTCAAGAGTTTTCTTTAGGGAAGAGTTTTCGTTATGGACAGCTTCTGCGTACCGCATAGCTTCTTCACGTATGCGTTCAGCTTCTTCTTTAGCCCTACGCTCTTCGTGGTACTCATATTTAAGCTTTTTTATGCGTTTTTGTACGTTATCGCTATACTGAGCTACCTCGTCGTCTTCAGGTACATCAGGAGCCTCGCTATCGGCTCTACGCGGTTTGCCCTTGTCTTGCTCGGGAGTATCGTCTTCAATTTCTACCTCAAGATTGGAAAAATCATCCATATCTTCGGCTAAGTTTTGCGCTGACTCGTTCATACTCTTGTGTACCCCCGCGGATCATCGACAACAGCGTCAACTGTGTCGTCGTTTATAAGACGAAACTCTTTCCCGTGAATTTTAAATCTAGTGCCCGAATAAGACCTAAAAATTATAAAATCACCTTCTTTACACCAAGCGCCGTCAGGAAATCTCGTAGCATCTTTATATGCGGTCGGGCCAACTTTTAAAACAAACCCAACAATAGAGGCTGTTTCTTCAGCGGACTTGAGAGAGTCTGGCATAATAACGCCGCCCTCTGTCTTCTCGTCTATCTCTGGAAGAGCAATTAAGAGCCTGTATCCTGTAGGCTCTGGAAGCTTTGCTTGAGTCTTATCGTCTACAAGAGAAGCTTCATCGACTTTTACTGTCGCGTACATTATTCACCTTTGCAGTAGCTTAAAAGGCCTACCGTTACCTTGCGTGGCCCACCCACGTATTTTGAAACCTAGAATAAAAAATTTTAAGTTTCAATATATCTTTTTTCTAATTCTGCTAAATCATCCAGAATTTTGTTGTACGCGCTATACTCTCCAACAGACACCCAGTACTTGTCAGACGTAGCAGCGCCACCTGTAGCTAGGTGTTCCTGTATACCTTCTTTGTATTCGTTTAACCTACGTTCTATTAAACCAAACACGCTATGTTCACTCATTTTTAAGCTCTTTCGCGATTTCAAGCCCTATTTTTGCGCCCGCAAGTTTATCCGCTCGGTTAGACTTATCCATATCCGCTGCTATTTTTGCGCCTACTTGAACACCTACTCGCTTATCTTCTGATTCGATGCGTTTTTCCTGAAGCTCAAGGTTGTCTTCAGCTTTCTGCTGATCAAGCTGCAACTTCGCTTGATCCATTTGCATCTTGTGCTGAAGCTCTTGCTCCTTAATAGCAAGTTCGCGCTGTTGTATTTGCGTAAGCGGATCTTGTTGCTGCGCCTGTGCTTCTGCTTGCTGCGCCTCTTGCTGACCTTGCTGCAATACTTTCTGAGAAGCTTCGGCAACAAGTTTGGAAAGCTCAAACTCTGCGTCCTCTGGAAGAGGTGCCTCTGGGTCTGGCAGTTCAACACCCAGCTTTTGTTGTATTTGATTGCGGTATTCCATCGCAACATGCTCAGTGATATGCGCGGACATAGCTGATTGTATTGCGCTGGCAAACGGTGACTGACCAACCATCTCTTGTATCTTGGGATCTTGCATAGCGCCCATATGGGTCTGAATGTGGGCTTGATGATCTTGGTAAGCAAAGGCCTTTACTGGCTCTTGCTTCAACATAGCCATGTTCTCTGTCACAGGATCTTTCGGCTTTATCTCATCTGGAAGTTTGATGATGTCATCCGCATCTTGAATGCCAAGAACCTCTAACATTTGACGGTGCAACTTACCCATGTCGTATAGTTGAGGAGCCTGTGAAGCAAGTTGCAATGCCGCTTGGTACTGCATAATACGTTGAGACATGGTAGCGGCATTAGGGTCGGAGACTGGGATTACATCCACCCTACCGTCAAAGTCTTCTTTCCTATCGAAGTCACCTTCCATTTCATACGCATATTCAGAAGGCATATAGTCATGTATTACTTTAGCAAGCAGCCTAAGCTCTCGCTTCATCGCGGCATGCATGCGAGATTGCACACCAGACATAACCTTCATGGATCTTTCCATTAGAGCGAGCGTAGAACCAACAGGTGCCTGCGCGTTCATGTCGCCTACTTGGATGTCAGCAACTGATCCAATGCGGCGTCCCTCTTCGACAATATTTCCAAGTAGTTGGTAGAGTACTCCTGATGGCTCTTTGTAAGGAATAAACGTAATTGAGTCACGAATAGCACCGCCCGGTACGTCCACATCCCTAAATTCGCCCGGCATAAGAGGAGAATCGTCCCCTTTAATACGCATCCCGCGAGCTTTAAGGCCCGCAGGTAAATTTGACAACGTGCCAGCATCAACAAGCTGGCGAAGTATGGATGTCGCGGATTTCGCAAGGCCACCGATAAGATGAATAAGGCCCGTTCCGTAGAACCCAAGTCCGGGCAAGTATTTGTAGTGGACGAAGTGCAGCCTTTTTCTTTTCTTTTCGTCATCTTCGTACCAGTTTTTTCTAATCGCCAAAATTGTCCTAGAACTTTTGTCTATGGTCACAACGTAAGGTCTAGCTATACCATCAGGATCTTCAAGATCCCCAGCAAGGTTTAGATCAGCATGTATCTCAAGTATTGTATGCCGATCATCATCTTCAATTACAGCGGACTCCCCATCAAGCTCGTCATACTTCTCCTGTATGTCCGTCATATCTGGAGCGGGGTCTGGAAGGTCTATATCTGTATAAAAACCATTCACTTGAAGTTGCTTAACTTCATTACTGGTTTTCTTCATTACATGCGTATAACGCTCTGCTGTTTCCAAATCAGAAGCGCCGTAAGCTACAACAAAGTCTTCTGCTGGGACAAACATAGCGGCGGGGCGCTCACGAATTGGGTCATAGTAGACCTTCTTGAACGCGGAGCCAGCTAAGGGGAGCTTAAAGAGCAATTGCTCCATTTCTTCCCTGTACTCAGGCATCTCTTCAGTGAGCATATAGTTAAGCTCATCCTGCACACGCTCAGACTGCTTGTACTTCTCTGTGGTGAGCTTCCCTAAAATTTTTGTCCTGACGGGGCCAGACGCTGGGAAAAGCTCCCCCATAGCCTGCGCCTGAAAACGTACAACTGATTCCGTGAGAAGGGGGTGAAACACTCCAGATGCCCCAGCCCAAGGCTGCTGCCGTTCTTCTATCTTCATCCCAAGAAGGTCTAGTCCTTTTACGTAAGCCTTAGCCCAGTCTTTCCTAGATTCTCGATCTGAATCAAAATCACCTACAAGGTCTGAAGCCAGAATATCTATGTCTTGATCATCCATAAACTCAACCAAGTTGCTTTCATGGTCTGGCCCCATAATGCTTTTGGTAACATCTCCTGTAAAATCAATGATTATACTTCCGTCATCCTGTTCAATAGAAACAGCATCTGGATTTATAATTTCCACTTCAATTTCTGAATCTGTTGGGCCCGCAGGGGCAATCCCATTAGGCTCCATAGGTTTAGTTATAGCCATTTATATATCCTACCGTAGTGGGCGCTTCATTTGCGCGATACGATCCAAAAGCTGCGGAGACATTGCCCCACCTTTTACAGGAGATGGCATTATCCTACGAGCGGAAGTGGGTGGCACTCTTTGAGTGTCGGTGAAGTTACGGCGTTGTTGCTGGAACCTACGCATCAATTTCTTTGGGATATTTTGACCGTCACGCCTCATCTGCCCGATTTTACGGCGCATCTGCATGATTCTCCGAACTTGCCTT